GTTAAATCAATTGTGGAAACGATTTTTTGAAAATTATTAAGATATTCCATTACATTAAATTGTACATTTTGTGGTTCTTTTAACCACCTATCGCTTGCAACATCATACATTCCGTCAAATCTTTCTTCGTCTGGTGCATTGAGTTGAATGTAATAATTAATAGGATGGGTGGTTCCAGTTGCCAATCTGCCATTTAAAAGTTTAATTAATGTTAATATCTTTCCTTGTAATAAGTCATCAACTTCTTCTTCAAACCCTTCAATATTGACATCAATATCAGATCGTTCGTTATATGTTCTTGTTAAAATACTACCAACAATATAAAATCGATTAATACCCATAATTTGAGCAAACTTATCAACATCTTCCATTATTTGCTTTTTAATTATAGGCTTTAAATATGGCGGCTTTCCATCATCAGGAAAATCAAAAACTGTAGGATCAAGATTTGCTTTTGGTATATCAACTATTGATTCTGTTATGTATTCATTAAAGGTCTTCATTTTAATTATTTATTAAAATGTTCAACTTGTTCAAGGAATTCTTTTGTAGTAATGTCTAATGCTTGTGAAAATTCATCAACCATTTTTGTTGTTGATATTATAAACTTCCTATCTGGCTGTGCTTTTTGTAAAAACAATCTTGTTGCCAGTGCATATTGACGAATGTGTGGATTCCATTTTGTTTTAAAATTTCCAAAATGGCCAAACCATCTATGGCAACTATTATTATTAGAGTCACATAAGCTAATAAAATTATCAAAATTACAACTTAATTCCAAATCAATATGAACAGGAATAACATGATGACATTCTAATGTTTTCATATTTCCACAAATTGCACATTCTTGATGTAATTTCAAATATTCTTGTTTTGCTTTTGAAATTGCATAAAGCTGTTTAGGATTTTTAACTGTTAAAATATTAAAAACTTTAATGCCAAAATTCATATAATTATTTATAAAAAATAAAACCCTATTTACCTTTCGATAAATAGGGTTTATAACATAGATATTTGTTAGGCAACTAACGGAGCATTACTACCCTTTACTGCTGGACCGGTTCCGCTTGGATTCTGGCTCATCTTTGGACCAAATTGTGTTTTTGGTAGGTTTGATGGGGTTCCGGTGCGATCCTTTGCGGATGGTGTTGATGCTTTTCCTGCTCCGCTTTTTCCGATCTTGTTTTTTGGATTCTGGCTCATCTTGGGGCCAAGTGTGGTCTTCTTTAAAGGTTTAGGAGTCGGTTCGCTCTTGATGGCTTCCTTAACTACTTTCCTTCTATGCTGTACGGACTCGTTTCCAATTATATCAGAACCGACTCCACCCATGTCTTCTTCGCCTTCTCCTTCGGCTGGTATTTCGTCAACTGGTTCCTCTTCGACGCCACCAGTTTCGTCTACAGATAGTTTATCGGCAATTTCGCTCAATCTGTCTGCCAGTAATCTAAGTTCGGATGCTACATCGATTTCTTCATCAATGTCGCCCTCTTCGCCTTCTGGTGCGAAATCTCCGGTATCTTCGCTAAAATCTTCGCTTTCAATGTCTGCTGCTGGAGCAATTGCATCTTCCTCTTCGTTTAGGGTTTTTGAATATAGTTCATCAAAAGAAAGTGCGATTCCTGATTCTTCTTTGGATTCTGCAACTTTTCCTTCTTTCTTGCTAAGTGGTTTGCCTTTGCCTTCTTCAAAAGATGCATCGCCTACAGATGGACCAGCAACCGGCTTGTTTACCTTGTTGCTTTTTCCGTCTGGACCCGATTCTGATGACATTTTCTTGGCTTTATCCGATCCTTCGAAACTTTCATTTGGTTTTGGCATTTCTTTTCCGGTATCGACGGTTCCGGTTTTAGAAGCTTCTTTTATCATATTTTCGTACAACATCTCTAGGTTATCCATAGTTTATCTCCTTATAATCGTTTCTTTTAATTATTTATTATTTATTGATACAAAATTTGAAGTTTTATTATACTTTTATTCCAACATCATACAATTCTTGATTCCAATTTGAAATATATTTTCCTTCTGTTAAACTGTCTAATAAATCTTGAATATAGTCTTCACCTGTATCTTGCGAAACATATTCTAACATGGAGCCATTTTGATGTGAAACGTTTAATGCTGCATTTGTCCATGCTATTAAATTTCCTAAATTTGTATGGTTGGCTTGTTTAAGATTATCATAAACATTTTGTACATTTTGACGAGTTTCGTCTATTCCTCTTTTTTTCCAAAAATTATACCAATTAGGAAAAACTAAATTTTCATATATTTCTATCATTATATCAACAAACGTTCCAATTTCTGAAAAGAAATCAACAAATAATGTAGGGCTGTCTAAATAAGCAAAAATATCAATATCTTTTATTGATATGTTGTCAATAAACGCTTGCGCTTCTTTATTTGATTTAAGCTGATAATTTTGTTTAAATTCTTTTTTATTTGTGTCAAATTCTTGTTGCATATTATATTTTTCATTATCTACAAGATTAGTATTTATACCTTCAATAAATGTTGGAAAATTATTTATATTAGCTAAAAGATTATTAAATAAATCTCTGTATTCGTCTGTTTGTTGTGATTTTGGTCTATATCTATCATATTCTGATAATACAATTTCAAATATTTCAGAATCACTCATTTCTTGTTCAAATAAATTATTAATTCTACTTGTTGCCCAAGTTTTTGCACTTAAAATAGCATGTGAACTCAACCATTCTCCCATAGTATTAAGTAGTATGCCTTGTACATATTCTGTTGCTTTTATTAAGTTTTCTTTAACATTATTAAACATGTTTTCAAGCCGTTTTGGATTTGCGACAATACGACTATTTTTTAATATATGATATTTGTATTCAAGATTATACATAATATATACATTAGACGAAAATGGTTTATTATCTGGATCAGAAATAATTGATGCATCAATTTCAGGATTCCAAATTGCTTCTAAAAGCAATTGTTCATATAAAAGATTAAAAATGTTCATTTGAAATATTTATTGATTTTCAATTTTAATATATAAATATTTACATGGATGACAATCTAAATCAATTTTATTTGAAGAATCCGGCCCTTCCAACAGAAAAGGCCGAATTTGAGTGGACACCGGAAATGTTGGCCGATTTAAAAAAGGCTAAAAAAGATATACTTTTCTTTTCTGAAAACTATTTTTATATTGTTAATGTTGATAGGGGTAAGGAAATTATTAATCTGTATAAAGCCCAAAAACGCATTTTAAAATCGATGGTTAAAAATAAGAGAGTTGTGTTGTTATCAAGCCGTCAAGCAGGCAAAACTACAATGATAACAATCTTTGCTTTGTGGTTTACTTGTTTCAATAAAGATAAATCAATTCTAATTGTGGCCAACAAGGAAAAAACTGCTATTGAAATTTTAGGAAGAATTCGAACTGCATATGAACTGTTGCCAAATTGGTTGAAGCCCGGCGTAAAAGATTATTCCAAAACTAATATTGTATTTGCTAATGATAGTCGAATTTTTGTAACTACAACGGCATCTACGGCTGGTCGTTCTGCATCCATTGGTGTGTTGTTAATTGATGAAGCAGCGCATATTGATAAGTTTAAAGAAGAAGAGTTTTTTAAATCTGTCATGCCAGTGGTATCGTCTTCAAAAGAAGCCAAGATTTTTATGATCAGTACTGCGAATGGAACTAGTAATCACTTTTATCAAATATATAGTGGGGCGGAACGAAATGAAAATGGGTGGAAAGCAGAGAACATTCATTGGACTGAAGTACCGGGTCGTGATGAAATTTGGAAACACAAGGCTATTGCCGATTTAGGTTCTATTGAAGCTTTTGAGCAGGAATATGGAAACTGTGTATCTGGAAATACTATTATAACTCTTAAAAATAAAGAAACAAATGAAATATTTGATATATCAATTGAAGAGTTGTATAATATTCTTGTTTAAATATGATAAATAATTACATGAATTATAAAACGTCTATATCAAACCAAAAACGTCAATTAACAAACTTACGCAAATATGGTCATATTGCACCATATACTAAACAACAACATAGTCAATCTATTAAATTATCTCATGATAAGATTCTTGATAAGCTTAATAATATTTCAATAGATCAATTATATTCTAAAGATAAAATAAATGAATTATTAAATAGTAATAAATTACACTTTAAAAAGTATATTGGAAAAGCAAAAAACAGAACAATGATTAACGATGATATTGTTCTATATAAATCACTATTATATCATACTGCTTTTATTGATGAAAATAAGTTGTATGGAGAATATCATATTCCGTTAAGTTTACGGCTTTTAGTAGCTGGTAGTCTTAATTTTAAATTAGATGATAGTCATTATTGTTTATGTAAAAAAACAATAAGTTTTGATCATAAAAAATTAGATTTTTCGAAAAATTATTGTAAAAATTGTTTATTACCTAGAAATAGTAAAGAACATTTTAAAGTTATATATGGTATAGAATGGGAAAAATATTATATTTTAAATTGCCAAAAAATAAGACTTGGTGCTCGTTATGGGGGACGAATGCGAATATATCACGATTTAAAAAGACACAAGAAAATTTATTGTCCAAACATTGGTAAAAATGAAACAATATTATTAGATAAACAAGAATTAATAGATAACTGTAAAATTGATAGAAATGTTTTAGTTAATGGTTATGTTACTGATGGTTATTGTAAGACAACAAACACTGTTTATGAAGTTTATGAATCATATCATAGATATCAGAAAGAGTATGATGAATCTAGAATGAATGAAATAAAAAAACAATTAAATTGTGAATTTAAAATAATCTATGATAATTGGGATGGTAAGTACTATGAAAATAAAAAACAACAAGAAATATCAAATCTATACACCTAATGGGTTTCAAGATTTTGATGGAATTCGACAATTAAAAAACAAAACATGCATAATTAAAACAAAGAAAAACAGTATTGAAGTTACATTAGAACATCCATTTGTTATTAATAACAAAACTATACTTACATCTAAATTAAACGTTAATGATAAACTACAAACTATTGACGGTTTTGAAAAAATTGTTTCTAAAAGAAAAACCAACAAGGTTATTCCTGTTTATGATTTGTTAAATGTTAAAAATGGTAATGTATATTATACTAACAAATTTGTTTCACACAATTGTTTTGTTGAAACCGGTGAAACTGCTGTAGATAAAGATGTTATTGCAACGTTCAGACAAATTGCTCATGTTCCAGAAATTCTTAATACAAGCGAATATAAAGTGTGGGAAAAGCCCGATCCAAACGGTATTTATATTATTGGTGTTGACGTTTCAGATGGTGTTGGTGGTGCTGCGTCTTGTGTGCAGGGATTAAATGTAACCGACTTAACTAATATTAAACAGGCATTTACGTATTGGAATAAGTTTTTAGATACTGCCCATTTTGCTAAAGAACTTTTTGATATTTCAAAACAATGGGGCAAACCCCCAATGGCTATTGAACGAAATTCGATGGGTGGTGAAGTAATAAACTTTTTAACTGGAAGACCATATAATTATGAGCGATTGGTTTCGTATAGTTCCGATGAAACGGTGGATTATGAAAAAGGTGGAATATATTCGTCAACAAATGTAAAATATGCAGGCGTTTCTAATTTTCGATATTGGTTAAACTCGTTACGTGCTGTTAATGTTTTTGATTTAGCAACAATTCAAGAATTGGAAACCTTTGTAAAGTATCCAAACGGAACATGGCATAAACGCCCCGGTGAAGGACTTCTGGATGATCGTGTCATGGCACTAATATGGGCGTTATTTATTTTACACACACCCATTGCAGAGGGAGTGTTTGAAATAATAAAATATGATGAACGTGGAAAGCCATTGAAAATCAAGAAGAATTATTATGATGATGATAATTATTATGGATTAAAACAATATAGACACGATTATGGAGATGAAGATTTTGTACCAGCATTTGTTGGTAAAAAGAGTAGTTATGATGATACAAATCCTGAAATGGAGGATTTGGTACTTGATGGATGGAAGCTACTAATTCAACAATAAGTTATATTGTTAAAAAGTGATGTTGCCCAATCTGTGTATATTGTCTACCTTTAGCCCAAGACGGTCTTGCTCCGCTTGGATTGTAAAAATGGTTATATTTTCCAAGAGGTTTGAATGTTCCGTTTTCTATTTCTTGTCCAATTTTTTGACAATAATCCCAAATCTTTTTATCATTTGCATTTCTAATTTTCACAAGTGGTGGACCATTTTTCCAACTTTCAAATTGTTTTGGTTTTGTAATTACGCCTATTACTTTATTTGGATTTCTTCCGGCACGATTATAAATCACTGTGGCCACGGCATCGATTCCTTTTGATCCTTCGCCTCTGGCTTCTGCCCATAGCGTTTTGGCAACCGCATCCGAAATGTCTGTAATTGCTGCCGATGATTGTGTGATTGGTGTTCCAGACCTTATGCTTGGCTTGTGTGCTGCTGCTTGTAGTGTTTGTGGAATCATTGCTGCCCCTCCAATAAGTCCTGCCGCAACAACATCTGTCCATTTTTCATCTAATTGTTTATTTTCGTTTATATATGTTTTAAATGATTTCATTCATACCTCAAATAATATTTATTCATATTGGGAATTTGTTTAAAGCCTAATTTTTTATAAAACGCAATTAACTGATCATCTTTTAATGGTTCGTCTTCGTAAGCACCAACTCGCAAATTAATTGGTTTATGATAATAATCTATAATAACTTGTATTAATTTTTTTGCCAATCCTTGATTTCTAAATTCTGGAGAAATGTATAAAGCGGCAAGCCATATAACATTTGGATGTATACTTGTTTTTATATGTCCCGCTTCTTTGCCGTTTTTTAAAAGTGTAAAAGTTTCCTTGGTTGTTCCCACTTTTGTATTGGTTTTAGTAATTTTTATTTCAAAACTTGTATCAAAATATTCTTTAAATGACTTCATTTCATTAAATATTTATATAAAGGTGAACAATGAGCGATAATATTCCACAAACTATACTAAACAAGGCAAGACAAGACAAGTTTATTCTTGTTTTGGATACCCCAAAAGTTCTTAAAGAATATGAAACAGACAGTGCTAGAACGAACGCTTTGTTAAATCGTGATAAAATGCAGTTTAGCGTTATCGGCGTAAATCTTCCAACTCATACCATACCGGCAGTTGGTGTACCCTTTAGAGGGCAAACTACACACGTTACTAGTCAATCTAGAGATGAATACCCAAATGTTAAAGTATCTTTTAAAGTTGATAATAATTGGGATAATTATTGGTTTATTTGGAAATGGATGTATATTTTAAATAATCCAAGAGAAAGTGGAATGGATAAATACTTTGCTGAATTTAAAACATTAAAAAATAATACGTTGGATGCAGTTCGAAATGCTGCTTCAAATCAAATTAAAAAATCAGATTTAAAACCAATAACCTATAAAGAAATTAAAATGGTACACGATTATACAGATTATCAGACAATAATCAGTTTAATTGGACTTCGTGAATATAACGAAAAAATCATACAATTTGATTATTATAATGCATTTCCGGTGAGTTTGGGCGAAATTTTATATAACTATAGTGAAACCGAAGAAATTGCCTGTTCGTTTGAATTTTCCTATGGACAGATCGATATAAAGTTAATTGACCCTGTTTAATATATAAAATAAGCAAATTGTATTGGAAAATAATAAATAATTAAAAGAATGAAATTCCATTGTGGATTAAGGAGAATATATTATGGCAACAAGAACTATTGAGAGTCCAGGAGTCGAAATAAATGAAGTTGATTTAAGCCTTCGCACGGTTACTCCGGTTGGAACTAAAATACTTGTTCATGGATTTGCGTCACAGGGACCAACTAATGAATTAATACAAGTTTCAACAAAAGATGAGCTAGATCAAGTTTTCTTTGGTGGCGGTGGACCAACCAATGCTGCTGAAAGATATTTTTACAGTTCATGCAGAGAAATATTAAACTCTCCTGCTACGCTTTATGTTACAAGATTTCCATATGGTTCGGCAGATGGTACGGGGTTTAATGGTGAATATACTGCTCTTGCCTATCCGGTAAGTAGTGATGCTACTACAATTACCACTATGACTACTGCGGCAACGTCAACAGTTACAAATTTTGCTACATTTCAAAATACCAGTGGATTAATTATTGGTACTCCTGTGGTTATTCCATTGACAGAAGAAAATTACATGGATATTAAGTCTGGTAATATCAATTGGAGCACTGGTGGCGGTGGAACGATTAGTTCATATGATACTCTTGGAAATGCTGCATTTTTCATTGTAAATGATGCTAGAACAACGATTAATGAAAAATATGAAGGCTATTACCTTGCCATAGCAGACAATAGCGTGCTATCGCTTAGTGGTGGAACATATAATTCAATTACAGATGTTAAAACGCTTAAATCTACATCGAATAATGTTATACCATATGCGTTGTCCAGCTTGGATGCAAGTTTGCTTGGATTTACATTAACTGGTACTGATATAACAGACAGTATTTCAGAAAAATTGGAAACAAGTTATAATTACGATTTTAACGATTCATCTTACAATGATTCGTTGCTTATGTATTTTTGCAGACTTCGTACATCAAATACAGAAAGTGATCCTGATAAATTAAATGATGTTGAAGTGGAAACATATTTGGGATCGTTGGAATCGATTGATCAGCGTCCAAGTCCTGTAAATGGTCAGCTAGAATCGTTCTTCTTGGAAGACAAGATTAACAATAATTCCAATTATATTAAAATGTACACCAATCGATATCTTTCAACAAGGGGTACAATTGAAAATGTTATAAGTGTTGGTAGAGAATTGTATCCTGTTGGTAGCTATACGCCATGTAAAACTATTGACGATTCTAGAAAGTATATTGGTGATCTTGATACCAAAATTGAAAGAGCGTTGGCCTTAGCCGAAAGTGTTCAATCTTTGGATATTGACATTACTGTTGGTGCTGGATTGGAGACAATCTTTGCATATACTGCGGGTACTGCTAATGGTGCAGAAATTTTTGATGATACAAAGAATGTTGCATCTGATATAGCTGCGCTTTCTAATCCAGATAGTGGACCATCGGCAACATTTGCACAATATCACAGAACAATATTTAATTTGTATAATAATTTCTGTGCTAATACTCGTAAAGATTGCATACACTATTCAGACCCGCTAAGAGGTATCTTCGTTCAAGGAGAAAATGCAAAAACTCTTGATCGTAAAGACAAGACCTTTAGTTTGAATATTTTGAATCCTCTTAAGAGTTTGTATAGTACTGCAAATTCAAATTATGCAGCAACTTATGCAAATTGGGTTAGCATTTTTGACAATAATACGAGCAAGTTTGTTTGGGTTCCGTTCTCTGCTTGGCAGGCGGCTATTACTGCCCGTATGGATGCAAGATTGCAGCCTTGGTATGCTCCGTTTGGTTTGAACAATGGAGTTATTCCAAATATTACGGATATTGCGTTCAAGTCGAATCAGAAACAGCAAGACGCGCTATATCGCGTTGGAATCAATCCTGTTGTTTATTTCCAAGGCGATGGATTCGTGGTTTGGGGTCAAAAGACGCTTCAGGCCAAACCTTCTGCGTTTGACCGATTGAACGTAAGAAGATTGTTCTTGGTTCTTGAAAGATCAACAATGAAGATATTGAGATACTTTGTTGGTGAGCCTAATACAGTGTTTACGAGAACTCGCGTTAATAACGTATTAAAGCCTATCTTTGATTTGGCCAAGAATAATGAAGGATGTTACGACTATATGATAGTTTGCGACGAAAGAAACAATACGGCGGCTGTAATTGATGCTAATGAAATGAAAGTTGATATTTATATTAAGCCTGTTCGTACTGCCGAATTCATTCTTGTAACGTTCTATGCAACTAGAACAGATCAAAACTTTAATGAATTGGTTGGTTAATCGAATAACCCCCTTATAATAGAGGGGGTTATTTTATAATGTTGTTTTGATAAATAATTAAAAGTGGAATCATTAAATAAGGAGAATAATTATGGCAGAAGGAATATTAAAGTTTTATGATGTCGCCAAACAGCGTGAATTTGCGCGAGATTTTCAATTTAGGGTAGTTGCGTTAGGACCATTAACTACAGACGATTTAGTATATATACGTACTGCAAATTTACCCGGCAAAGAGATCGCAAATCAAGAAGTGCCATATATGGGATTGAATTTTAATGTACCCGGTACTGTAATTTATACCGGTTCTAATAGTTGGCCAGTAACGTTTCTTGCGGATGAAGCTCAAAATATTCGTTCAAAATTAGAAGCTTGGATGTCTGAAATTTTTGATATTGAAACTTCTAGTGGAAAATATGGAGTACCCGCTGAAGAAGCAACGATTGATTTACTGGATAAAGAGTTTAAAACTATTCGTAGATACAATTTAGTTGGAGTATACTTAAGAACAATCGACCCATTGGCTTATGATATAAAGGGTAATGGTAAACCACAAGAATTTACTGCTAATATATCATATCATTTTTGGAGACAGATGACTACTGCTTAATCTTGTTATTCTTTTAAGTTAAATACTTAAAAGAGGATATTATGACAAGAATGATAGAAAGTCCCGGCGTCGAAATCAATGAAGTAGATTTGGGCATATCCCCAACTATTTCAGTTGGAACAGGTGTTCTTGTTCATGGATTTTCTCCCCAAGGTCCGACTAACGAATTAATACAAATTTCTACAAAAAATGAATTAGATCAAATATTTTTTGGCGGTAAAGAACCGACCAATGCTGCTGAAAGATATTTTTATGGTTCTTGTAAAGAAATATTAAACTCTCCTTCTAGGTTATTAGTTACTAGATTGCCGTATGGTTCTGGCGATGGAACTGGATTTGATGGTGAATATTGTGTGTTGGCGTTTCCGATGTCTGCTACTGCGCTATCTTCTACTGTTACGGTTCCTATGAGTAGTAGAACATTTATTGATAATATTACCTTTGACAAATATTTTTCTTTATCAAACTATACAATGGTACAATCTACGGTTTCGGCTGGTGGATATTTAGTTCCGGCTACTGAACCTCCAGAAATCTCAACATCAACATATAATCCAGTAAATAGTTCAATTTTAATGATTTCTAATGAAGAAAATGAAAAATTTACTATTTATCAAGTTAATCCAAATAATATATCTGCTACATATGTTTCTTCGTGGCCAATGTCGCAAGGAACTGCGGTGGATTTTCATGATATCGAAGGAATGTGTTGGGTGACTGATGATCTTTTTGCAGTAGTAGAAGAGAGATTAAATACTGAAGCAACAGGTACGGCGGATTATATAATTCCAATAACATATTTTAATTTACCATCAACAAATGGAACTCTCATTGATAGAACAACTTGCCCAAAAATAACGGCAACTATTACAACACCATATGCTGCAAATAGGGGACCAGAGGGTATTACTTATGATCCACAAGAAAATGTATTTTATATTTGTATTGAAGGTAGATATGGATCAACCAGTGATACTCCAACTTCAGTTACCGGCATACCATTGTCTCAACAACCACGAATACTTAAAGTAGATTTAAATGATAAAGGATATACAATTAATGGATTAATATCGACGTTTCCAACGTCTGCTACTACCGATTTGTTTTCTGTTGTTGAAATGTTATCTTCTACATTTACTTGGACAATTCCGCCAGTATATTTTGATCTTAGTGATATATATTTCGATTATATTACAAGAACTTTGTACACATTAACCGATAGGGCTTCTGGTATTATTCATACTGATCTTTCTGGAAATCTTATAAACTTTTATTCATTATCATCAGTTTCTCCGATGGTACAGGCTGAAGGTATTTCGTTTTCCCATGATATGTCGGCGTTGTTTATAACTTCTGAACCACAAAGCATGATACGTTATAATTTTGATGCTCCTGCAACACATAACGAAACATTGCTTTATACTACAACATTAAGTTGTATTCCAGTTTCTGCCGGAACGGTTTATTGTTATGTTTCTGCAAATGGCAATTCATACGTATTATATGATTATTTTTATGATGGAATATTGTCATCTATACAAACTATATTGCTTTCTGGATTTATTGATTATGGTACTGGCGATTTAACTATAGATTTTAATCATTTAGGGGTGAATTCTATTGTTGCTTCTGTTACGGGAAATTCGATTTGTTATTCAACACCAGTAACAACAAATACTTGGTATGATATACCTTACTCTTTGACAACCACATTAAGCGTTGGAGAGCCTTATGTGGTTCCGATAACAGAATCAGAATATGATAATATTAAGTCTGGAACAATAGAGTGGACGATTACTGGCGGTTATTGTGGAACGTTTGAAACTCTTGGTAATGCAGGATTTCTATTAATTAATAAAGCAAAAACAACTATTGATGAAAATTATGAAGGATATTATGT